GTTAACAAGAGTTCCGCCAATAGCAGCAGCTACCGCGATAACGGCACCAAAAACAGCACCACCAACACCAAAAACAGAGAATAGCTGCGGAGCCTGCTGCCCGAAAGCCAACATTGCTGATTGACCGCCTGCAACCTGCGTTGCAAAGTCTTGAATTTGATAACCTGCTTGCTGAGCCACAAAGCCCATCCTGCCAGTTGCTGTGCTTACCGCCTCGGCAGTCCTAGTCAGCTTAGTGTTTAGAGCTATGGTTTGATTTGTCTGATTTCCAAGCTCAGTCATCGACCTGTCTAGTGCGTCAATCTGGGCTTTGCTGTCGCCGGACTCGATTTTGATTCTAATAACTTTATCAGTCATCGCGCACCCTTACGTTTTATCGCGTCAATGTCTTTTTGCCGCTTGTCGTTGATTAGTTTCATTAGATGATCATCCAATCTCTTTAAAACGGCAATCGCTAAATCTTGCTCATAGCTTATTGTAGCAGTGACTGCTTGCAATGTCGCTAATGATACTCGCCTATCAGGTTCAACTTCTCGCCGCGCCTCGTAAAAGGCATAAAGCAAAGCCTGCTGCCTTTCGTCTAGCTCTACCGCTTCAAGCTCTTTTAGCACTTCTGCTGCGTGATTTGTGCCGCCGTACTTGTCCATTTGTAGCGCTGCTTTGTAATCCGCTTGCAAGTCCCGACCGTTAAAGTCGGACGCTACTTTTTTTCGAGTTTGTCTCCGTCTGCTTGCGCTTCATCGTGTAGATAGTTTTCAAAGCGCAAAGCCGCGCTGATAAGAATGTCATTAAGCGATAGAAAGTATTCAGGATTGGTGAAGATGTTACGCGCCGCGTCTTTGCTGTATTCAAGTTTGCCATCTTGGTCTTCGACATTAGACCATCCTGTAACGCCATACTCAGTCAGCCAGTGACCATAAAGCCGATTATTATCGACCTCTGACATCTTGTGAAATGGCCCGTACAATTGCTGACGGATGTTTTTCAATGCTTCCTGGCTTTCTTTGGTTCCAAGTCTGCGCACGTAAAAAACAGCGTCACCAACGACAATTGGCGCACCTGATTGCTGTAACTCTTTTGATTCTCTGACTTCTGATAGTTTCATTTTGTTCCTGCAATAAAAAAGGGGCGTTAAGCCCCTAGTTTATACTTAACTGACCATTAAGACCAGTTGCGGAAAACTGCGATTGTGTAACCCAATGCCGCAGACTTCTCAGCCGCCGCACTGAAGGTATCAGCACTGATCGCGTTTTGGCCATCCTCCATGTCCCACTCGGTTAAAACAACCTGTGGAAGATGAACAACAGTTTTGTGACCTGAGCCATGATCAAACTCAACACCGAAAGCAACGCGAGTTCCTGCGTAGTACAAGTTGCGCACAGCCATCGAGTTAGCAATAGTCGAGCGTGATGCGCCGTCCATTGTTACTTCAAATTGTCCGCGACTCATGCGAGGCGTGCAACCTGCCGCTTGGTCTGTTTGGTAGTTGTTGTTGACAGTGATGTTTGCAGACTTCAGTACACATAAGGCTGTCAGGTCGTTAAAATACCAGTTTGCAACGTTTTGCACAGCCGATAACGGATCATCAGTTAGTTGCGCGCCGTCAGTTTGACCGCTGATTGCTGTCGCTGCTGCTGAGTCTTTCTCGAACATCATGCTAACAGTTGAAGTGATAACACCTGTTTCGCCAACTTCCAACGTTTGTTGGTTGATTAAGCCATCGTAAGGCGTGTCGTAATTAATATCGCCCACAGCAGCATCATCAATAACGCGGTTTTGGCCTGCGTAGTAAGTAGGCGTGTTTGCGTTGTAAGTCTTGCGTGTTGCAATCGTAATTGATGGCCCTGCCGCTGCGGTAGCCGCTGGCACCGGGTAAGTGCTTATTGATCCGTTGCTCACTTTTGCAGTGATGCGGTAAGTCCGGTTATTTAACGCATTGGCAAACCCGGTAACGAAAATAAAATCACCTACAGCTAAGTTAGTGAACCCGTTTGCAGAATCAGTCAAGCCAGAAGCCGTTGCAGCAATGCCTGTGCCAGTTACCGTGACCGCTGACTCGGTGCCGTGAATAGTTGACAGCAACAGGTTAATGGTTTGCTTTGTGGCTTCAGTGGCAATCTCTGCCATTAGCTCTTTAGTGTCTTGAATTTGCTTTGCAGCATTGAAGTCTAGTGATACCTCGGCGCTTTGAGTGTAGCTGATCGACTTTTTGAATCGACCGCTAACACGTCGCACCGGAGTAAAAACTGGGTTAGCGTTAATTGCGCCCTTAGCGGTTTGTTCGCTAAGGAAGAATTTCCAATCACCGCCAACAATTTGACGGTCGGCTACAGTTGTTGGCATGTTTAGAACCCCTCACAATAAAAATTAATAGTTACTTGATAACCCAGCCATGGGTCGTCTTCAATTTTAGCAGTGTTAGCTTCGAATGTCTTCACATTGCCGAATTCAGTGTTTTCTAGCAGTGCAATAAAGGATTCGCAGATTGATAGATTGCCGTTAATGCCAGAGCCTTTTGGCGTGAATACGTCAACCACTAGCAACCCATTACGACGCACCCAAGCCGAACCGCCGCCCACAGCAACGTTATTCGATGCGGTATTAATAACATTAATCCGCGCCCAAGGTGTATTAGCTGGCTGCTGCCATCCCGACTGATTAGGATAGTAAATCGAAGCACCTGAAGGTGGCGCACCTGCAATCTGTGCAGTAATACTTTTTACCGCTTCACTAAATCTTTTATCTGACATAGCTTACCGCCTGTGCAATTGCTGTTTCTACAAACTTTTTGCCAGCCTGAGCAGACCAGCCTTCGTTTAATCGCTGAATATACGGCAAGTTGTTAACTATCCATAAATCCGGCAAAGAGTCTGTCGGATATTCTTTTGCAACTTCAGCCGCCAGAGCTAATGAGTAAGAGCCGCTTATATCAAACTCGTTGTAATTTTGTCGCGTTGGCGGAGTGTAAATGCCCATCAACCAGTTAGACTTTGCCCGACCTGTATCGAATGGAGTGGCAGCGACAATAGCCTGATCAACTAAAAAGCCAAGCCTGCGGATCTCTCTACTTACATCCTCGGTAAGCTCTGCATTGATTGATAGCGTTTTGCTGTAGTCGGTAGCCATTATCGCGCCCTCAGCACAAGTTTAACCGTCGCATCAGCAGCATCTAGCTTAATCGCCACAATAGACATTGCCAAGCCGCCTAAGCTGCAATAATCGCCAACACTAGGCGTAAAGCTATCGACGCGAGTATAAACCGCGCCTGTGTCACTCTGTTGCGCGTCTGTGCCTTGCCAGTCAATCATATCAACTGCAAACTTGATCGCTTGATAGGTGCGATTCGTTGCGCCTGTGACCGACTCAGTGACCGGGTTATAAGTTCCGCCGCTTGTGATAACTAAAGCCTGTCGAAAGTCAGCAAACTCCGAGTCGATAAGCTCGCTTGCTAGGTTTTTGAATTCTTGTTTTGTGGTAGCCATGTCAGCCCCTTTGCAGCCCTGAACCGCCTTTAGTGAACGGCATCAGCAATCTGTCAAGCTCAGGTGTCCTTGGCTTATATGTAACTTGCGAGCCGGATTCATAGCTAACTGACTTTGAACCAACGCCATCAAGCGACTTCGATTCACTCGCAATCAATCCGCCAGCCAACACAGAGGCATCAAGCGACAACCTGCCAGCCTGCTGTAGCTCAACAGCCTTTAATGCTGCCTTGCTAATGTCAGCAATCGCAACAATATCAGTTGGCAAACTCATTGCCTGCGCTGCATCTAGCTCTTGACCTTTGAAAGTGTAATATGTATCGATGAAGTCAGCAGATAAGATTAAATCTTGGTCAAGCGTTGCGTTACTGACAACAATCCCGCGCTCTGCTGCGTAGGCTTCGTAGTCAGCCGCTGTAGTGTATGAATTCGTTCCGAGTGTAGCCATGTTAACCGCCTTTAGTTGTAGCTGCCAGCATCGCCAGGATTGCGGCAGGCGAGGCAAGCGCAGAGATAACCACTAACAACAACTTACCATGAATGGCGCGAATGCCTTCGATAATTGGCTGGTTTTCTAAATGCTTGTCCCGCAATCCGCGAACGTCAGCTTGCAAAGATACCAACTCACGCGCAACAGTATCGTGCCTGTCAATATATCGCTGCAAACTAAGGGTTAAACCATTGATTGAATCCGTCAGTTTTTCCTGACCCTGAATCATCTTGGCTGTTGACGCTTGGATCGCCTGAATGTCGCGGTCGTGTTGCTCCACTAGCACTTTTATTTCGTTGAGGTCTGCCATGTCTAAGCGCCTTTAAAGTGATTACTAAAACGATTAATGCGATTATAGACTGAGCGACCAACACTAAGCAAACTGCGACTAAAATAATCTGTGAATTGTCCACCTTTGCCGCTCCCTAGCACCGCAAACAACACATCAAGAGGTGCAGATATTTCTTGCCGTAAGGCGTGGATATAATAAAGCTCTTCGCAACCAACTGTAACGCCAAATAACATAGATGCGTTAAGCATGGCACTTGTCGCAATTATCGCACCATAAACAAGATAAATCCTTATTGATTTGTGATAAATGTTTGATAAAGCTAGTGTTAAGACCAAAGCGATAGTGTCAAAGCTCAATTGTGATGCGTAAATAGCCTGCGCTTCTCCTAGTGCAACCATTGCAATTGATAGCTCAGGGAGCAACGGATATGCGATATACAAAGCATAATAAAGCAATATAACAAAGCAGAGGTTAATACCCCTGCCTGTTAAAAACCAAAGCGCTGCAACAATGCAGACAACTTCGAGGTTGCTCATTTTTTAGCTGGTTTCTTGCCTGTGCTTTTTGAGCTTGGCTTTACTGGCTTGGTAATTGGCGTTGATCCTGCTGGCATAAAATAAACTCCGCTTTTAAGTTAAAAGTTAATGCCGCGACTCATCCGTGAGAAGCTCCGGCGATTTAGTATAGCACTTATTCAGCAGGTATACGCAACACTCAAGAAGCGCTTACATTCTTGGATTTATACTTACTTTTAGTGATTTTGCTTACAAAAAACAAAACCAGCACAAGGCTGGTCTGTTTGCTGCTTAAGCGCTTTTAGCTGGCATGGGAAACCGAACCAGAAAGCACGGAACGCAACAAGTAACCCTCTAGCGCCCATATTTTATTTCTTGCATTCTCTCGCGCAATCTTTCTGCCGATTTCAGCATTGAAATTTTCAGGGCTAGCACAAGCCGACTCTCCGCATACTGTATAGCCGTTTTTTAGAGTAAGCAGGCAAACAGTGAATGTGGTATTTGCAAAAACGTGATATTGCTCAGACACGATGCACTCATCAATGTGAGTTGGCGTGATCCGTGGCGCAGTCAAACCTTTTGAAACGATCTCTTTCTCTAAATCTTGCTCTGACATATCAACCTCAAATATCAATCTAGCCGTTATTGGCGCTTTAACTTTAGCACATTGTATGTTCATAAAAAACAAAAACCGCTCTAGGCGGTTAGTGTTTGCTGCGATGTCGGCACTTAGCAGCTAAAGCGGAAAGGTAGAAACCGCGCATGTGGGCGGAAAGAACCTGCCTTCGACAATTTCAAACAGGAAGCTAATACGAGCAGAGGAAGGCCGCTCTAGTCTTTAACCCGTTATCATGGCATTGTCGCCAACCGTGGGAATGCAATTAGATTAGCTTAACCAACAAACTTTAGCAACTATGGCCTTTCTTCCCATACCAGAGAAAATGTCCCGGTAACGTCGCCTGTTGCCGTCATGCGCAAATAGTAATCGCCAGCAGGCAACCCGCGTTCGCTGCCTACCGTTGCACCAACGCTCGACCTATTAGCCGTCGATGTGGCAGCCTTTATCCGGATAACCTCAGCAACTTGCCCGCCTGATACTGTGCCGCCTGTGCTTACCGTTATTTGTCCCACGTACAATGGCTGCTCATTCATGCGGTTTTTTCCCCATACAGCAATCGGAGTATCGAAAGTGCCGCTAGGAGTGCCGCCCACAACAGCCTCGAATTTCAGCAACCCGTCATCGACTTCAATCGACTGCTCCCACAGAATAAAGTTAACAGGCGAGCTGAATTTAAACGTCAAGCCCTGACCGCTGGCAATGCTTAACTCCTGACTGATGCGAAACTCTCTGCGCTCAAAGAATCCTGTTTGGCCTGAGTCTACTTTTAATCTCGCCGTGCCCTTGCCGGATCCCGTCATAACTCCAGGTATACCATTTGGAACGTATGAGTTTGACATTTTTACTGCTCCATATAAAGAAAAAGCCGCTTATTCTGCGGCTTTCTTTTTGGCTTTCTGCTCTGGTTTTGCTTCTTCGGCTGGTTTGTAAAACTCATCAACAACCTTGAAGCCCTTCTTGTTCCATTCGCGCTTTTCTTCAACGCTAACTGGCATCGGTAGATAAACGATTTCCATAACTAATCACCTTATGTTATGCTTTCGATATTCATTAAGTGGAGGCGATTGTGAATATCGAAGAAGTTAAAAAGTATTTAGATTATAACCAAGATACTGGAGTTTTCCAATGGAAGATAAGAACTAGTAACAGGATTAAGGTTGGAGACGAGGCTGGAGTCGTTACAAAGCTAGGTTATCGCTCCTTAAGCTTGCTAGGAAAGAAAGAGTATTGTCACCGCCTTGCTTGGCTTTTTGTTCATGGTGAAATGCCCGATTGCATTGATCACATCAATGGGAACAAGCTTGACAACAGAATTGCCAACCTGCGAAATACCACAAAGGCAATGAACAACAAGAATCAGCACCAATCGAGAACCAACTTAATGCTTGGCGTTTCAACATACAAATCAAAAAGATCAGAGAATAAATTTAGAGCTTCAATTCAAGAAGATGGCAAAACTATTCATTTGGGCGTTTTTAAGACTGAGGACGATGCTTTTGCGGCTTATAAGGCATACAGAGAAAAAAGGGGCATTTAAGCCCCTTTATTTAATCAGTGGTTAAGCCTTGGCTTCGTCACCAATTGTCACCACACCTGCGGTCATCTTGATGTCAGTAGCTACTTTGTCCCAGTTGCCACTGGTTCCAATTTCAGCGTCTGTGGGCGATTTTCCACCATTCGACTCGTCCCATGTGTAACCCTTCAGGCCAAGACCGAACGAATAATCTATTTGCATTGTGGTTTCAATGCGGTCTTTGCCGTTGTTGGTTTGAATGTTACTGATAACATCGCCTGCATCGTGAACAGTTGCAGCAGAGTCAACCAGTGACAGTGCGTAGACCTTGTTCGGAGTACCCGCAACGCGCAATGCCGGAGCATCGGTAACAATCATTGCTTTACCAAGGATGTCAACAACGCGAACGTTCTGAGCCTGGAACAGTTGCGGAGTGTTGGTTAAGTTATCGCCGATCAACTTGTGATAGACGGCACCAGAAACAACAGTTGCAACTAAATCGCCTGAGCGGTCGCCAAACTTAGCGTGTGCGCCGTTCATGCTTGTGTAGTTAATGCCAGCAGTTGCAGACACGTCGTTAGTCGCGGCAGCTTGGCCTGCGATTGCAGCACGTAACGCTAAGATAGCGCTGTTCAACTGGTCGGATAATAACGCTTCAGCAAAGTTGCGTGATGCCACTTCGATACCGCGTGCAGTTGGCATGGTTAACCAAGTCATCTGTGATGGCTCAAAGCGGATTGGGCCGAAACCGCCAGCCACTTTTACAGTGCTGTGCTTCAGTTGCGATAAATCGGTAACTGATGGTGTGCCGTTGGCAGCATAGCGGTCAACGCGGCGTTGTGCAGCATGAATGCCAGCAAAGAAAGACTCTTGCAGGAAGTCACCGCTAAAGCCAGTTGTAGTTAAGCGAATCGCGCCGTTTGAAGCTGCGTTAAACTTGTCGATCATCTGACCAAGCGTTTCAATTGTCGCTGGCATGATGTATTCGTTAAACACCTGCATTTGTGATAATGCCATGATGGTACTCTCCGTTAGTTGATTGGTAATTTAAACTTTTTAGCTAAAGCTGCTTCACGTTCAGATCGTGAGCCGCCTAAATTGCCAACAGAGGAAGCACCGCCTGCACCTGTTGAGCCTTGAGCATTGCCACCGCCTTTGGTAACAACACCTGCTTTAAGCAGTGGCGCAAAGCTGTCATCTTTCAATAACTCCGCTTTGAACCCTGCCAAATCTAACGATGAGGCACCGCCATCATCATTTAAAAACGTTACTTTGCCCGTCTCTGGGTCAACCTCGATGCGGTCCGCAACTAGGCGTTTAAATGCTTTACTGCCTGAGTCCGTTGCCAACTCGCTCGCTAAATCTGCTACAAGTGCAGTGCGTTTTTCGGTCTTGATGCTGTTGGTCAATCGGTCGATGCGCGATTGAAAATCCTTAGCCGTCTCACCATGTCTGCGCTCAAGGTCTGCTATGATCTCATCCGTCTTACCTTCAGCTTTCAGCTTTTCAAGTGCCTTACGCTCTGCTTCAGCCAGCTTTTCTGCTTGCTGCTTTTCAAATTCTGATAAACGGCTTTTAACCGTCTTGTTTTCTTCTTTGACGTTAAACGCTAGTTGTTTTAGCGCTAGGCTGTCTTTATCTTGATAGCCTTTCTTACCGTCAATTTCAACTTCAACAAACTGATCGCGCCAATCTTCAGGCACTTTTTCCAATGATTCAACAAACATTATAGGCACCGCCTCTAGTTATGATGCACCGCATCGCTTTAGTGATTTTATACCTGTCTTACTAAACCGTCAAATTATCGCCACCGTCAATAGCATTCAGCACCGATTCTGCATCATCCATAGACCAGCCACCCTCTGCTAATTCACGAATTGCCAACTCTCGCGGCTTGAGTCCTGCAAGCACTAATTCCATGATAACGCGCACTTCTTCGACTGATAGTTTCGACTTAGCGAATGTGCGAGGCAAGCTGATAACTACTTGGTCCATGTTTTGCTCGATGGCATCAGCTCCCCACAACCCTTCAAACATGCCGCAGTATAAAATAGCTTTCTGATATGCAGACTCCAAGCCCTGAGCCAAAGCAACCAAGCGAGCGTTATTCTCTGCCGCTGCAATCTCTGCTTCTGTAGCTGTTGCTGCTTTCACATCGCCCTGTAGCACTGCGCCCATTTGTCTCGCTTCTTGTGTGTTGCGTTCAAAGTATGACTCGTATGGCTCGACTGAAGTCTCACAACCAACAACTTGAACTGTGCAGCCATCTGGTAACGTGTTGCGACTGCCTGAACCTGTCTCTATGTAATCCCTGCCATTAGCAGCAAAGAATTGCTCTTGAAAGTTCGACCGCGCACCGAAAACATAAGTAGTCGGCGGCAAGTTGCGGATAGTCTCTTTATATTCAGCGCTCATGCGGTAGCGAGCTAATGCCAAGTCGCAAATCGGACTAATGAAGCCCATTTGCTTAGGTAATGCACCAGCTTTGATTTCTTCATCTGATGCGAATGTTACCGGTAGCCAGGTTAACGCTGAGCCGCTAACAGTCATGTAGCTGCGCTCGCCTTCTTCTAACCCGCTTGAGCGTTTAACAATCTTTTGCTGATAGTAATTGCCGCCTTCGTCAAGCGCTAACACTAGGTAAGATTCTACCGCTGTGTGCGTTGCCGTGTACGGGTCGAACTCTGTGCCGTCTTCGCGTAGCATGATGTAAGTCAACTGCATCGCACCATTGATGCGGCTAAAATGCCAGTTAACCACCTTATCTCTGTTGTACGCTTTAATCGTTGCGCGAGGATTGGCCCGCTTAACATCCTCGATTGACACATCAGTTAAATCAACTTCAGATAATCCAAGATAGTCAGACACAAGCACTTGCCACTTAATCGGCATTAACTCTGATGCGGTTTGCTCAATCATGCCTGTGAGTGATGTGCCGTCATTGTCTGCGGACTCTAACAGGTAGCTCAATCGCTCAGGAATTTGAATATCCGCTTCTTTAATCTTCATGCGGCCAAGCAAACTAGCTAACGTCTGCCCGCCGTAGTTTTGGTACTCGGCGTTTGCAATGTAAATCGAATAACGGTTTTTCGCGTCAACCGTTGTCTTGTCGCCATCGCTAGGATGCGGCAACAAGTCATATTGAGCCTGCTTTACGAAAAACTCACCAGCCAAGGTAATCCGAGTTTCTTCAATCTTCGGCAGCATTAATGCTGCGTCTGCGTGTAATGTGATCTGCTGCATGTTGCGCCCTTAATCGTTTTTAATAGTTTACTGCTAAATGCCAATCTTAGCAAAAGCCTTGCCGTCTCGCTCTCGTAACTGCTCCAATGTTAACGGATTGCCAAACGTATCAGTCATGCTTTCAATCTTCAATCCGCCATCCAAGAATAGCTCTGCGCGAGTCTTGCCGAGTGAGTCAATGACAAACTCTCTCGATTGCTGCCTTAACCATGCGTCCGGTGAAATATCAGCAGGCACTTGCTCAATTTTGAACTTGCCTAAATCTTTTCGTCCTTTGTAAGTTGGCTTTTTATCTGCATCTTCAGGATAGTCAGCACCTGAGCCAATTGCCGGAGTCATGCCGATTGGCTTGTCCTGACCTTCCAATAGATAGACGTAGCTTGAGCGGCATCTAAAATGCCGAGGCAATCTCACATAGCTGTCATCTTCAAGCTGCCAAGTGCGCCCATGTAATGACCTGCAACCAAGCGAGGTGCGATTGTCGAGCATTGCAAGAAAATACCGCCTGTCTATGATGTCGCGGTTATCGGTTGCCATTGCTTCTCGTGCATTCTGTGCGTAGTGCATGACACCGGTACGCGCCAACGCTTCTGCTTGCTGTTTTGCTAATCCATCATTGAATGTCTTGAGTGACTTAGTGATCTGCTGAACCGTTGCGCTGCGAGTATAGCCAATCTTCACAAGGTTATTGTACTGCTGTGTATATTCCTGCGTTGCAGTGTTGACAAACTCAGCCCATGCGCCAACCTTTGCTCGCTCGCCTTCACCAAGTACCATCAAAGCCGAATTCACATAATCGATAATCGACTTGCTGCCTGGAGTAGCTAACTCGACATCATTCCACTTGCCGATTAACTCCGCATAGTAGCTAGATTCGTAAACAGCCAGCGCTTGCAATTCTTTGGTAGCTTCTTGCCAGCCTGCTGAGTAAATCTCTGTTACTGATGCGCTAATGGCTTTCGTTATGCGATTAAGCTGCGCTGCGCTCTTGATTTCTTCCTGAGCCAACAGGATTTCTCTGACTGATTTGTAAGCCTCAGCGAGTGACGGGTAAACGTTGGTCTTTAATAACCCGGTTGCCACTCGTTGCAGCATTGCCTCATGTCTAAGTTGATCTGCTGTCATGCTCATCGATTAAATCTCTTAATGCTGTGGCTAGTATTTGAATCATTATCGCCTTGTCTCCATGATAAGGCAAACCTTGTGCAAGCCTGCGAATATCGGTTAGACAAATAACATGTACCGCATCAGCAGTCGCTACGACGATATGCGGTTGATGCTCTGACAGGTTTGTCATCTGCGGCCCCATGCGAGCGGCCTGTCTATCGGTTTAGTTCTGCCAACCTCAACAACAGCTAGGTAGCGGAAAGCGTCAGAAGCATGACTTGACCAATCATGTAGCGGTCTATCGCGCCAGCAGCCTAGTTTATCGTTCCATTCTTTGCGGTAGCTCTCAAGCGCCTTTATGCCTTGCTCGCATTTTCTTTCATCAAAAACACATTTAGCAAGTATAGTCCTAACATCATCAATGCCTGCGTCAATTGGCTTTTTCGGCACTACTTGGAAATTTATCTTGTAAATAACACCATCTATTTCAACACCGTTGGCGGCAGCATCTTTCCTGCTTTGCGCACCTGAGCCAAATTCTCTGTTTTCAATATCGTGAGGTCCCCAGTGCTCGCCATAGTCATAGCCGCGCTTTTTCATCTCCTTCATGTAGTGCTGCAAACCTTCTCCGCTGTTTTCGTAGAAGTCAACCAAATGGATCTCACTGCCAATGCGCTGATAGAACCAAATCGATGTAGAGTCGCCAACACCAATATCCCAAACGGTGTGCACCTTGGCCTGATTGTTTAAACCTTGGCAAATTCGACCGTCTGCGTAAATCTTTCTGAATTGCTGCGCGTAGTAAGCGCCCTCAATAGACTGAGCAAATGCTTCTTCTGGTGTTGACGGATATTCGCGCTTCATATCGTCGCCAAGCGTTTTCCATTTCGCAGAATACCAAGCCATCTGTCCATTAGTTAACTCGATGCTGTGCTTTGCTTTTAGCTCATCAAAGTATGAAGTTAAGCTGTTGGCAATTTCTCCACCTTCCAGCGAGTACTCTGCGCGCCAATACCAAGGAAAGAAGTGAAAGTTAAAATCTAGCTTTGACGGATTTTTACCTTGGTCTTTTAACTTCTTAGCTGTTGAGCAGTAATCAAAGAAATAGCCATCTTTACCTTCTGCGGTTGACTCTATCGTAATGCTTCCGTCGATACCAACAGCTTCAAACGCGCCTGTAACAATCTCTTTTGCCTTCTCTGGGTACTTCTTGCAAATCTTACCAAACTCGGAAACGTGCAGACTTTGCAAGGTGCCGCCTCGATAGCTGACAGATACTTTAATGCTGCTTCCGTTGTTAAATACATAGCTGTTATCTTTGTCGTTGATTGGCTTTGGTAGGTCGTAACCCATCATCGCAATCAATTCGCGCTGCTGCTCTGATATGTTTTGGTATGCGTATTTGATTTTATTTCTAAATATGTCTTTTGCATCTTCCAGATTGTGACATATACAACCAGCGCTATGGTTTGGAGTGAATAAGCAATCGTCCAAGTCGCTGATCATCTTGAACGTGGTAAACCCAAGTTGCCGAGCCTTTAAGATTATGTCTCTGCCATGAGTGTCAAGATAAAATGTTTCTTGCTCTTGGTTTGGCTCAAATAAAACCTTTTTACCTGTTTTGTCTTTGATGTGGTAAAGCGTGTTGAGCCTAAACCACTTGTAAGACATTGCGTCAACAAGTTCGATAAGTGAAAGCTCTGATAAGCGGCTTAGATATTCTTTTGCCGCTTCGTGATTAGCGCTTGCTGCCATTTGTCAGCAATTCAGCAAGTGATTTATCAGCTTTGTGTGTTGTTGTCTGGTCGATGATCTGCTTATCCCATCCATGCATTGAGTTAATAACCTTAACCGCTGCAACTTTATCGGATGGCTTCGCTTCTGAATCAATGCCTTTGGCAATATCGGCAAGCACTTTCAGGCTGTCCATGCGTGACCAATAAGCAAGCTCGCTCATTTCTTCGCGCAATTCTGCAACTCTAAGGGAAATATTAGGATCAGACATCAGCTTTGAAGCCTCTACCGCTACAGATTGAGCTTTTGCAGATGAGTTATAAGCCTGTCTATAGGCTTCGCTGGCATTGCCTAGCTTAACGTAAAGCTGGCAGAAGTTTTCTTGTTTTGGGGTCAACATATCAAGCACCGCTTAATAAACACCAGCACCGCTGGCAGATTTGTTGAGTATAGCGCAAAAGAAAGCAGCCCGAAAGCTGCTTATGATTGGTGTTTAATGTAGTCCTTTGCAAGCTCTAAAACACCAAGAGCCGCAACTACTGACAAGTCGCCTGCGTATTCATCAAGCAGCTTTGTGATTCGCTCATATAGCTCAGCCTCTCTGACAAATACCTTTGGCTTGTTTAGGTCTAGGATTTCAGCCATTTTTACCAGCCTTCGCTAAAAAAGCTCGGACACCATCAAAATCGGCAGCTCTAGCTTTAAGTAGCAATCCAACCACGTCGGCATCGCTTAGTTTCATGTGGTCCATCAGCAACTGAGCTAAATACTTATAACGCTCTCTGTCATTAATAAATCTGCAAGCATCACTGATACACTTTTTTGTCATATCTTCATTGCTGTGATATCCCATCATTCCAACTCCGTTATATCAAGCTCAACAACATCGTCGATGCAAGTCTTATGCTCAACTGCTAGTTCATAAACCATCGGCTGCACAAGTGCCAACATGCTGCTGGCTGATATTTCTGTTTGAATGTAGTTTCCTGCGCGTGTTGTTGCTGCTATGCGGTATACGTTCATGCTATCAACTCCTTCAAGTTATCAATCAATATCTGCTCTGTTAAATCATCCACAAACGCTGGCGGAGTTGGTATTGCTACCCATCCGGCATCTATGACTTCGCACTTTCCTTTGCAATCGTCGATCATGGCTTGGCGCTCAACTCGCAGCCAATCGGTTAGCGCAGAGTGCCTATAAGGCGCTGCTAGTCGTGTCCACTTGGTTAACGTCTTGCTCTTTCCGTTGCGCTCGATTGCATTAACCACTAATAAGATGGCCCATTTGAACGCTGTGCGGTCTAAAGCTTGTGCGACTGACTGGCCTACTGCCTCAGGCTTGCGCGTCTTGTAGTTGATTGCATCAACGCCTTTGTCTACTTCGGAAAGTTTCATCTTTAGCGCCAGGTTTCTCATTGCAATGATTGATTGCGTGATTAGCCGCTTGTTTTGGTTGTGTGGTTTGCGCTTAGTCACTTCGTCACCACCGACAAAGCCCAAGTAAGCAACACAGCTACCGCGATAAACGCAGACAGCGAAGCGAAGACAGCAAATCCAGCAAGCCAAACTTGCAGCACTCTTTCTGTGACGCCTTTTTTGTCTGGATTAAAATCAATAGCTGCTGCGCCAAAGAAAGGTAAAACAACAACTGCGCAAACGCCAATAACGAACCAAGCCAAATATGTTTCGTTCATTTCTTCATCCTCAAGCGCCGAAGCGCTATTTGTTATACTGTTGAGCCAACTTCATTGCTTGACGGTATAACCAAGCATCAGCAAACTTAGTCAAAACCTTCGCGCACGTTGCCGGATCTCCACCTAAGAACATCAACTGAATCGCTTTGATGCAATCAGTGTCAAAACTTGCGCTTTCTTCAATCTCCTGGATAAAATCACTCGCCTTCATCTCACTGCGGATTTGCTGCGCCAAGTGTTCTAGTCGCGCTTGCTCCAAGCTGTCTCGCTCGCCTTGATGGTCGATTGTTAGCCAAAAGTCGTGTACTGTCATTTCTTCAACTCCCCAATCACAAAACCAGTTCCGCATTTAGATTTAATCAACTCGCCTTGTGCGATTAAGCGCTTGGCTACTTCTCTGCTATTTGGCCCCAATTCCGACAGTCGCAACACTCTGTTAGTGGCTTTTTGTTTTACTTGGTATGTTAATCCTTTCATTTGTACGATACTCCTGCTTGTTCTAAACGATACTCAACATCTGATTTATAACAAGTACCAAAATAAGTATAACTTGCTTCGCATAAATCCGATAGGTCAACAACAATCGCCGCTCGGCTGGCTTGCCATGCTTCAAAAGCGCAGCCAACAATCGTGTTGTTATAAACGCCATCAGTTTTTAAAATGCACCACTTTTTTGATTCAGCCCACGCCTCAAACTCTTTCCGCATTTGTTCGCTCATTATTCCGATTCCTTGTAGTTAGTCTCTGCCGTCTTAATCCAAACCGTACCTTGCTGGTCAATCAACGCGCCAGCTTTGGCCCATCGATCAACCGTCTTGTGGCATCGGTTAAGAACCTTGCCCGCTTTGCGCAGGCTGCCGTATTTGCGAACTAGGTCGCTGACTGGTTTCATGGTTTCTCTCCGCTATCAAAACCTCTCAATTCATAGTCGCAGATAGTATCGAAAGAGTTATCAAAATAAATCCCTTGATGTTCAGCTTCTTCCTTATTCATTTCATTGACCATAACTGCGCGCTGCTTTAACTCACCCCAACAAACATGAGAAACCCCATCACTCCAACCCTCTGAAGCGTTGTCTTTGTAGCATGACAAATCAATCTCAGATGCTTTCCTTGCATCTTCCGCAGTGTCGTGCAAAGTGAATCCGTCACCTTCTGGATCATAACTAAAGTATTTCATTTTTCACCTCGATAAGCGGCTAATGCTTTTCTTGCAACCTTAAACTCTTCAATAAAATCTTCAAATTCAGAAGAGCGCTCAAATTTATACTGAACCTCTGAAACATCGCCAGATGGATGATTTTTATCAAGCCATGATTCAAACGCAGAATCTTCGGCATTCATAACTATACAACTCAAAGCATCAGCAAGCGCGTCAACGTGGTTGATTGCGTTACAAATTGCCGCGTCATTTTCTTCAGAGTAATTTTGCATGGCTTCAAAAACATCCATTTCGTTAACTGGCAACTCAAAAACCTCATTCATTCGTTTCATTTCATCTCTCCGTCATTGCTTCGTAATTGCAGTGTATCAGATATGCGCCAATGGTCAAGCTGAAAGCTGCTTTATTTTTAAATCTCAAGCAATCGCTGTAAACGTCTAATTTCAGCGCTAAATTCTTTTTTCATTTGCTGCCAATCATCAGTGCTTCGCTTCGGAGTTTTCTGTTCAGTCTCGCAATACTCGATTATCTCTCTTGCTTTAGCTTCTCCAAATCTAAAAGCCAATCCAATTTTATAACCCTCAATATCTCCTGATAATTGCTGATTACATCTGTGGTTGTGCTGTAGAAATGTGTTGTCTTTATCAAATGCCAAATCAGGCCGAGCCTTTCTTGTTTTAAAATGACCGCAGCACCATTGATCATTTCCTAGCGGCAATTGGCAGCTTATGCAGTATGGTTCGATTCCTCGCTCTTTGAACCACAGCAATTCCTCAAGTCTTCGCATTTTATTAAACAGCGCTTGCGCTTCAAATTTCCATTCCGCGCTAGTCTTTAACCTCTGCTTTCGCTGCCTGGTTTCAGCGTTGAACTCTTTTTGCTTCTTGGCTTTCGACTTATCAGCCTGGAGCTTTGACCAACTAACCGCGCAATCTATCGAGCAGAATAGCTTGAGATTAATTCGGAGTGTTGCTGGCGATTTGCACGTCGGGCATTTAGTCATTACTCAAACCTCGCTAAATGCTCAATTAACATAGACTGATCATCAAAGCACCGACTAAGGAAGATTTGCCAACAAACATCCAAAACAGACCGATACAAACCGTCAAATTCTGCTTCGTCCATATTTGCAAAACTCATCGACTTGGCAATCTTCTTTGGCCCTGCCGGAGTTGCTACAAGCTCAAAGAATCCGCTTTCAACTATCACACACTCCCGAAACATATCGAAATTGCGCCCCAAACTGATTGTGCTGCGCTTTAACTCTAATTGACGCATAAAGTCACTGGTTAAGCTGTTGACAGCTTCAGAATCAATTCCAGCGCGTTTTAGATAATCCGCCAACTTATCGACCGTTTGCCGCTCAACATCACTGACCATTGTTTCAGGTTCCCAATATGAGAAAGCCAAATTCAGCAACGCGAAAAACTTTCTGTGCTTCTTCTGGTCCCGTGGCGCTGATACCTCTGCTCGATAAATAACGCCTGCTTTGAGCTTTCGCAATGCTTCACCGTCTTGGTCATAAGCTGGCCGAAGTGAATTACCTGTTTTAACTAACATGATTTCAGCCATTACACCCTCACAACCTTCTTGTATGCAGTAATATTCCGCTTAATGTTCTTTGCAAATCTTGCGCATATCGTCAGCCGTTTAAAATCATCACAGATGATCTTCACTAGCTGATACGGTGGCTCGTTGATTTCGTTGTTTGTTACTGGTTGATAGCTCATTGGTCAAACCTCTTATACGTTTTCTTTGGTTGTTCTTCTGTTTTTGGCGCTGGTAATCTGGCTGTATCTGAAAACCGACTAAATCCAAGCTCAGGCTGCAAGAATGTAGATCCGATTGCTGCCATGCGCTGCTTTGCGAAAATGATTTCAGTTAAGCTATCCTGTGTTCTTTGCCCTTCATAGTCTTCATCGTGCAGAAACATAACAACGTCTGCATCTTGCTCGATACTTCCTGAGTCGCGTAGGTTTTTTAGTTCAGGCTTTCCAGTTAGCGCACGATTAAGTTGCGACAATGCAATCACCGGACATTTGAGCGCCTTTGCCAATTCCTTCAAGCCCTTTGATACATTGCCAATCCTGATTGTTTGGCTTTCCCCTTCGGCATTTATCATCTGCAAGTAATCGACAACAACAAGCGATAATCCGCCCATCTTCATTGCAGCACGTTTTGCTCTAGCCTGGATTTGGCTGATATGCTGCCCGCCTTTGTCGTCAATGCGCAAAAACTTAGAATTGCGTTTTACGATTTCAAGAGCAGTTCCAACGCGAGCGACATCATAATCATTTCCCATAGCTTGGCCGTTTAAAACCTTACTCAGCATTAAGTTACCTGCTCTCGCAATTGTTTTCTGCATAAGCTGCTCTGCTGGCATTTCCAAACTGATAAACAGCACAGGTTTTGGCTTGTCAGAAAGTAGCGCAACATTCTCGGCAATATTCAAACAGAAAGTTGATTTACCCATTGATGGCCGAGCTGCAACGATAATCAAATCGCCATCACGAAAGCCGCCAGTCATTTGATCGATGTTTGCAAATCCTGAAGAAAGTCCGACGATGTTAGTTCCTGAAGTGAAGGCTGCCTGCATTCTGTCCAATACTGACATAGCAACATCTGCTGGATCTTTCAATTCATCCTGTGATTCATCAGCGCCAATATCTGCAACCATGCTTAAAGCTGTGTTGATGCGGTCGATAGGGCTTACCGCTTTGTCATGGATTGCATTGCTTGCGTCATATAGCTTGCTAAGCGCATCCCGCAGCTTTGCGTGGTCTTTGACTATCTTGGCGTAAACGTGAACGTTTGCTTGGCTTGGTGTGTTCTTGGATATTTCTCCAAGGTAAGAAAATCGAATGTCGTGATCTGCATTGTCTCGCTCAAGTTGATCCGCGACTGTCACAATGTCGATTTGATAATTTGCGGAAAATAGCTGGCGGATTGCCTGCCAAATCTGCCGATGCTGACGCAAATAAAAATCTTCAGGGTTAAGCATCTCCAAAGCTATTAGCGCCTTGTCGGAATTCGCGTTTAACAGAATGCCGCCGATAACCGATTGCTCTGCGTCTGCTCTGTAAAATTGTTCCATGTTATTGACCATTTTCTTTTAACCACCTTGCTTTAAAGTCTTCAAGATATGCTGGCTCATCTTCCCAGCGTTTTTGATTAATGAATGTTGACGGGTGCAGCTTGTCAGCGCCAACATCGCCGCGATCAATGCAATCACTGTGGTAATTCAAAAGTAAGTCCACCCAAAACTTAACTTGCCCTTCCCGCTTTCCTTTCATCAACTTTTTAAAAGCCTTCTCAGCAGGGACTTTGGATTTTTTCACAGGGTAATGCCTGTAAAATCTTGCAAACTGAACATCGATAAAATCAATTTCTTCAACCGTCTGATTCGCAGAATCTGACAAGATATTATCTTCTTTACTTCTTATATTCTTTAATTCTTTAGGTGTTGCGTTTTGCTTGTCTTCTGCATGCGTTCTGCATGCGGTTTGCCTGTCGTCATCTTGATACAAAGCGTAGTTAACTATTGATATTAAAGAATATTTGTTTGTTTTTTGCCTGTTGATCATTTTGTCATTCTCAAGCATCTCAAGCAGCTTCCTTAACTTGGCAATTGTCACTCCAGTTTTAGCGCTCCAAGCCTCAAGACCGAAGATAATTTGACCTCTTTTTATCTCAAGCAAAGCGCCATTAAACAGGTGTTTTTTATCCTCAAAGTTCGCTTCTGTTAGCATTCTCAACCAGACGCAAAAATAATCTGGATCGCTGGATATCCAATGATCAAAGATGCCTCTGTGTAACTTTATCCAGCCAGACATAGCTACTCACCCATCTTAAAGCCAAGCGTTAACTGCGCAGCATCTTTAAGGCGCTCAATTTGCTTGACATGCTCTTTCTTTACTTTCTTCCATGCCGACAATCCTTTCCCGCATTTACTTGCGATGTCTTTATCCTGCTCCATAATGCTAATCGCCTGGTTAATTTGATCCATCATGCCTCCGCTTGACTTGATAATTTCTTCCATCTGGTTAAAAGCCAAAATGAAAGCCTCTTTCCACTTGGCAGCCTCTTTGCCAGTAAAGCCCATAGCCAGAAAGCAAAAGCCGTCTTTTGTCATTTCGTAGCATGGCAAAGATTTATTTTGAAGTGACTTATAAGAGGAGCGCGCAAAATTGCGCTCTCTAAAATCATCAGAGCATTCAAGGTTTGAAATGTCTCGTAAAACGTCCCGGTGATTTTTGTTAAAGAAATCAGCAATTGCTTTAGAATTAGCAGTTGGCTTTCCGTCTTTGATCATTACTAAATCAGTCATGTTGATACCCTCTAATTAAATGACATGCAAAATATAACACTCCTCTTGACGAGTTGCAAGTTTTGCATTACCATCGCTTATATCGACAACGAGGAAAGAAGAAATGAGCGTAAGAGAATCCCAAAATCTAAAATTATGGAAGTCAGTTGATACAACCGACCTCACATACACTAAACACGTAAATCAGCGCGGCGGATATACTGCAATCAGCCCTCAATATCAGCTTATGATAGCTACTGAGCAGTTCGGCGCTTATGGTGCTGGGTTTGGCTTGTGCCAATCAGAAATGAGCTTTGAGCTGTTTGAATCGACTGGTATCGTTATCCATAAGGCTGTGTTTTTTTATTTGCTGGACGGCAAGCGTTATGAGTTTCCACTAACCAACGCAATTGAAGCAGCAAAGACTACTAAGAACGGTCGCTATGTCGACACTGACTTTGCTAAGAAGGTGGAAACCAACACAGTAAGCAAGGCGTTATCAAAGCTCGGCTTTAATGCTGATGTGTTTATGGGGTTGCATGAGGATCAATCATACATTGCAGAACTTCAAAACGAGTTAGCAATCCAGAAAGCAGATGACAAAGATGCTGAAATCGTGCGCCAGCGTAACGAGCATGAAGATTGGAAACAGCGCGAGCTTGATACCTATCAGCATTTGAAAACCATTACAGCATTAAAGACCGCCTACACTGCACACGCTAGAGCATGTAAGCGTCGCAATGATGAGGAAGGTATGAAGGCGTTTAAGCGTCAATATGAATCACGTTTATTAGACTTAGGTGGCGAAAATGAAACTGCATGAAATCACAGGCGAGTTAAAGCAAATCGAGAATCTTGACTTCGATGCTGAGACTATTGAAAACACTCTTGACTCAATACGTGGCGAGTTTAATGATAAGGCTGTTGCCATCATTAAAGTTGTTGAGAATATGGCCGCTGACACATCGGTAATTGATGCCGAAATTGAGCGACTAAAAGCCAGAAAGACAACAATCCAGAACAACCAGAAGCGCCTGCGCAATTACTTGCTGCATAACATGCAAGCAACTGGCATCAGTAAAATTACTTGCCCGCTGTTTACTGTGTCGCTGCGCATTGGTTCTGAATCTGTTGACATCCTGGATGAAAGCGAAATCCCTGATGAGTACGTGATCGCCGAAGTGGTTGAGAAAATCGACAAAAACGCAATCAAGGCCGACTTGCGAGCTGGCAAAGAAGTTAAAGGTGCTGCACTTAAGCGCGGCGAAACAACAATACAAATCAAGTAAGGTTTAAAAATGGCAACAACTATTACAGGTAAGTTAAACAAGGCAGCTAATCAGTTCCAAGCTGGCGAAAGCACTGGGTTCAATATCAATGTTGGCGTGTGCTACTACGATAGAGAAACAAAGTCAGATCAATGGACAAATTACTCAGCAGTAATTTTCGCCAAAGCTCCCGCACAAGTGCAATTCTATCAGCAAGTGCTGGTCGAAGGTGCAGTGGTTGAAGTTTCAGGCGATAAGCTGAAAATACGCCAGTTTCAAGGTCAAAACGGTTTGAGCCTATCAATTGAATTGCTTGATGCAAAATTAGGCTTTGTTCATGCGCCACAACAAGCGCCAGCACAGCAGCCGCAGCAGCAAAGGCAGCAGCCACAACAACAGCAACAGCAACAGTCATACAATCATCCTCGCCAGCAGCCGCAGCAAGGTTATCAGCCGATGATCGGGCAGTCGATGCAGCAAATGCCTGACTTCGATTCAGCGCCTTTTTAATTAACTAGCAGCGCCAGCAATGGCGCTTTTGGAGTTTGATGTGGAAGACACTTTTTTCTGCGATGGCTGCAACACTGAAAAGCCACTTGACCAGCTTGGCGGTTATCGGTGCTTGTGCGAGTCTTGCGTTGATGTTATGCCGCCAATGCCTCAAAGCACAGGCAATAAAGGCTTTTGGTTAGATGGTCAATTTCCTAACTTTAGATGGTCGGAGCAGCAATGAACCTACCACCAACCGAATTTGAGCTAGTCACAGCGAAACAGCTATGCCTAGAGCGCAATCGTGACGAGCCGAACGAGAAAGATATTGAGGATGCCATTAAGATGGCGTGCAAGTGGAATCAGAAACGAATTAAGCAGGGGATGAATGCTTGGAAATAACCCTTAACGACATTAATGTTGGCGATTGCTTTGTTTTAAATAGAACTGGTGAAAAATACAAAAAAGGAAATAAGTGTTTTTTCAAAGGAAAGCCAACAAAGAGATTTTATGTTTACCCAGTGTCAGAGTCGAAGATAAAAATCAAGCCAGAAACCTTGAGTCTTCAATGTGAAATAACTTTACAGGATTAGGAGCAAATAACATGGCAATAGATTGGAGCAAAGCGCCAGAAGGGGCGGAGTTTTATGCAAATGGTCACTTTAGAAAGGTCGTTGACGATGGATGTCCGCATAAATGGGATTTTATTAAATGGGTGAGAGGCTCTTGGACTTCGCAAGAGTGCAGGGAGTGCTTGGACTACTGCGAGCGCCCACAGCAATGGCCAGAAACCGACGAGCGGATCAACGCGATTGCGCAAAATGGCGGAACTGGCGAGCATTACCAGGATAACCAACCAAAAACAGCCGTCGAATTCCTAAACGCCTGCGCAGCTGTGCAATCTGAACGCGGCAAGCAATACGACGCAAGCGGCACAGGTGAACGCAGCTTTGCAGCCGCTGCCAGTGCGTTTAATGCGGCAACTGGTAAATCACTGACTGGTTCAGATGTTTGTTTGCTGTTAACGATGGTTAAGCTAGTCCGTCAATATAGCTCGCCGGATAGACTGCACCAGGATAGCTTACTGGATGGTGTTAGTTATCTTAGCTTGTGGGCTGAACAACTAACGAGCGAACTAGGCGAAAAATAACTCGCCTTTTTTTGATTTATCGCTTGACCGATACCGATAACGGTATTATATTAAATCCATCGAAGGCAATAACGCCGAAAACGGAAGGAAAGAGAAAATGAACAAAATGACTGAAATGCACATCGAATACTTGCGCGAAATGATGAGCCACAAAAATCAAGATTGGGCGGACGCAGCGAAGCAAGAGCTTGAAGAAATTAAAGCAGAATTCGCAGGAAAAGGAATCTTCATCGTATGACAACAGCCAGCGAATTTATGGCGAGCTTCAAAACTCGCCACGCTGCACAGAAAGCGAAGCGCAAGAGCGCAAAGCAGCAGGTTGCAGAAGCAAGGCAAGAGCTACTAAAAGAAATACGCTCAGCAATGATTGACAAGAAAAGAACAATCCAAAAAGAGTGGGAGCGCGGGTTTATGGCGGCTGTTAGCGTAATAGAGATTATGGAGTAATCATATATGAATATGTTTTATTACTTAAATAGTGATAATTCAAAAACGACAATTTCAGAGCGCGAAGCGATGTCGCTTTTTAGAGAGAAAGAAATCTTTGTTCTATACAGGTGTTATCACTGCGGAGATATTGACAACAATGGCGGCGTAGTAGTTCACAAAGAAACTTGCAAGATAGGCGCAGATCAAAGATTAAACTCTGCCTTGTGGATGGTTGACAATTTAAAAAACCACATCATAACAAACGACGTTGCAACTCCACGAGTCATGGAGTGTGTTTCAGAGTTTGAAGCTTTTTATAAATGACGAAATAACCTAGAGCCGCGCTGCCAGTCGCTAACTGGCAATCAATCGAGGATAAAAAATGAAAATCGAAATTAAAAACCGCTTTACCGGCTCAGTTTTATTTAGCCATGAAGCCGAAGAAAACAGCGTGAAAATCACTTTACTTGCAGCAATTAAAGCAGGAGCCAACTTGCGCGGAGCTGACCTGTCAGAAGCTGACCTGCGCAGAGCTGACCTGTCCGAAGCTAACCTGCGCAGAGCTGACCTGTGCGGAGCTAACCTATACAGAGCTAACCTGTGCGGAGCTGACCTGTGCGAAGCCAGCCTGTTCGGAGCCAACCTGTGCGGAGCTGACCTGCGCGGAGCCAACTTGTGCGGAGCCAACTTGCGCGGAGCTGACCTGTGCGAAGCCAACTTGTGCGGAGCTGAATTGTACGGCGAAAAGCTATCAAAGCCGCCTTTGTTTATTTACAGCCTTGAGTGGGACGTAACAATAACAACCAATCACTTGCGCATAGGTTGCCAAGTACATTTAATTTCTGAATGGAAATCATTTAACGATGATGCAATTTCAGAAATGGCTCCATCGGCACTTAAATTTTGGACTAAGCACAAAACAGCGCTGATCGCTTTATGTGATGCTCATGCAGAAGGGGGAGAGCAATGAAACCAACCAAAGAAATTGCACAGGCTTACAACCTGTCGCCAAACTCAGTAAAGAAGTGGTCCGTAGCTAAACGTGAACGCGCCACAAAGCTGATCGACATGCAAATCAACCCAGTTATCATGCAATTAACTGGCGAGCTTTACGCCGCATGTTTTGCAACTAGCAACATGAGCAACAAGCTAATTGCCAACGTGTACAGCAAGGACGGCTACGGGCATTTTGACGTAATGATGCTTGATGCTGAAAGCTCTTGGCTCATTCCAACGACTGACTTAACAGTCGAAAACCTGCAAGCAGCAATCGCAAAAATAGAAGGAATTATCTATGCGTAACGAACGCCGGAAGTGTTTCAAGTCTCGCTTTTTTGAAGGCTTGGCTTGGTGTGTGCCTGCAATGGCTTTGATGTTTTATGTTATTTATGTGTTTTTTATGGAGTTAGCAAAATGAACGCAACACTAGCAATCCTATTCGCAATCGCCGGTATCGTGCTGATTGCACTGGTTATCCGCGACGCTCGCAAAGACGCACGCCGGATTGAGGAAAACGACAAAATCTGCGCAGACTTTGAAAAGTTCCGCAATACTGGCAACGATTACCCATGGCGAGGTGAGAAATGAGCAACAACACGAAATTCACTAAAGCGCCATGGTCAATTGGTGGCGACTGGCAGATAAACGATAGCAACAACAGGCTGATAGCTCAGTTTGAGCCACTAAACGACGAGCTATCAAACGCCAACACGCCTGAGTCACTTGCCAATGCGCAGCTAATTATTTGCGCTCCTGAAATGTATTATTTGCTCGACTCTATTCGTCAGTGCTTTGAATGGGGCTATAACGAAATTGAGCTAGCTGACGAGCTTTTAGGTTATAAGCAAAGACTGATTGAGCTTCTATCCAAGGCGAGGGCTTAAAAATGAAAGGACTAGCCGAAGCTAAAGCCGCCATCATCAAGGCGAGAAATCAGGATGAGTTATACAAAGCCGTCGAGTCTATCTGTTTTGACTCCGGCTATCGTTTTGCTGATGATTGCGATTTGTTAGAAAATTCCGAGTTTGCGAAAATGCAGAATAAGCCTGGCGTTGCTGAGTTATTGAGATTTGCTGATATTTGGGAGCGGAAGTTATGAACCTCAAAAGCCAAATAATGCAAGCCATCGAGCAAGGCTTAACCAATAAGCAAATTGTTGAGCTTTTGGGTTCAAACATTAAGCGTGTCGAAGCGGTCAGGGGTGCCTACAACGAAATCTCGCCGGAGCCTATCCGCTCTCCGGTGCAGACCAAGCCGAAAGAAGGTACGTCAAGCAGGCTGGTTTATGATTACTTGGCTGAAAACAATAATGCTCCATCAGGTGACATCAAGTCAGCAACCGGAGCTGATTATGGGACAATCTCGTATGTTCGCAAGCGGTTTTTCGGACACAAGCCGCGAGTTAACAAGTGGATTGCTCAGCCTGTCGCCATGAAAACCGTTGAACTTTCGGAGTTGACGCTATGAACCAAATCAAAACAGCAGTGATCCGCATCAAAGCGACTGGTGAGCTAGTAACTGTGCGTAGCTACGGGTCCGGATGGATTGACGCAAAAGGTAATCTGCATCACAAGACAACAGCAAAATTGGTAAAAGTAAATGGTTAATTTAAATTTAGTATCTCAAGAGGATAAGTATCTAATCGCAGAGCTTGCAAAGTCCAACATGACAGCAAGCACGATTGGCAACAAGTTCGGATTTAAAGCGCTAAAAGTGCTGGCAATCTGTGAATCTATGGGTGTGAAGGTTCGATATAATCAGCGCAGCAGTAAAGATGCCAAGTTGATCGACATGGTTAAATCTCAGCGCTACTCGGCAAACTTTATTGCATCAACACTAGGCGTTTGCACAAGCACGGTCAGAGCTGCGCAGAGAGAGCTTGGCTTGACTTACTCTGAGACTGTGAAGAAGCGCAATGAGAAAATTAAGCAGGTACACATGCTTCGCAAAGATGGCATGATAACCCGCGAGGCTTGTGCTGCTGTAGGTATCACTGTCTCGATGTATAACAGATTAAAGTTTGAAATCGGTCTAGTAAAGAAAGGCGCTTAATGCGCCTTATCTTATTACCAAACTATTTTGTAACACCCGCATCTTTTCACCGGATAGCAAATATCCATCATCGAATTGCGCAGAGAATCCGACAATCTCAGGATAGTAACTACCTGGTGCTAAAGCAGTAGCGCCACCAATCGACAACACCAAAGCGTTACCGTCAATGTCCAACTCTGCGCTGCCGCTTGTGTAAGTCTCGCCACCTAAGCTAACAGTGATTGAAGTAAACGACGCAAGTGTAACGTCGCCGGTGAACGTGAATTCAATCCTTGCCGGATTGTCCTTACCTTTGATAATCACGTTTTGCATAGTGTCACCTATGATGCCGAGATCAATGGCGAGGCTAATTGGATCCGGTGCGTGTCACCTGATGCCAATGTGATGGCACTGCCGAAGCTCCAAAAGGCGATCAATTCTTTGTTTGTCGCTGTGTCATTGTATAAAACAGCGTATTGATACGGGCCAACCGCGCCAGTTGCTGTGATGGTTGTATCAACCGAAACAGCGAGCGAGTAAGTGCCGCCCGTTTGACTTGATGACGCAACAGTGACAGCAATGCCGCCTGCTGTGTAGCCGTTGCCGCCTGCAATCTCAGCAACGTCTGCTTTGACGTTACTTGCTGATGCGTTTGGCGTTGCGTTGGTTAAGTAAACCTTCAATGAGTCTGAGGAAAGGTTGTGCTTTTTTTCGTAAACCGCTTCGATAAACGATTGGATCTTTGTTGCCGCTAGTGTTGCCATGTTATCTCCAAAATATCTGCTGCATAGCCTGCGCTAATGCCGTTGTTTGCATAAGCCGCAGCAATGGTGCTATCGGCAAACTTAATTTTATAGCCTTCTATCGTTACTGTCACTTCTCCGCTGCGAGTTGATGTTAACGCGCCAACTGTTGACGAATAAACTGCACCGGATAAAGCGGAGTTATAACCAAGTGCCGAAGTCACCGAGCCTAGTGAGCTATTGAGCGCAATGCCATTTAACACGCTTGCACGCTGCACAGTTGACATCAAATCACCAAGGCTTGACGTATACAGCAAACCAGCCAATAAGCTGTCATAGCCTGATGTACTTGTTATTGTTGAAGTTAGCGAACCAACAGAGCTTGAGTAAGCCGCGCTACTAAGCACCGACGAATAACCGCGAGTTGCCGTTAAGCTGCCTGCAGAGCTTGTGAGGCTGATGCCGTTTAACGCGCTTGCATAGCCTCTAACTGCTGTTATATTGCCCATGCTGCTGCTATAGCTTGTGCCTGATAGCGTGTCAGCCTTTGCGCGTGTTGATGTTAGCGAGCCAATAGAGCCAGTGAACGACAAGCCGTTTAATATGTCGTTGTAGGCAGAGCCACCGCCGCCACCTGAAAAGCTGGCAACAGTACCCGGTTGCATCAAACCGTTATGAGCTAACCCGTACATTTAATAGCCCAAAGTTCTGGCAAGCGGTGCAATTCTCCGGCATCAGGTAGCGCTTTAACTTTATCCTCTAGCGCATCTTTCGCGCCCTGCAATCTTCCGTACAGCACAGAAAATAACTCAGCTTTGGCTTTCACCTTTATCACAAGCGCTTCGACTTCAATACCGCGAGCCTGAGCCATTGCAGCAAGCATCGAAACTGGCCGCTGCCCGTAAGCCTCGCTTACTTGCACTGACCATGAGTCGCGCTCAACTTGCGTAGTGCCTGCTGTTAGCTTTTCTACTTCTGACTGAAACCATTCATTAATCTCGATTAGTTTCTTGGCCTTCTCAGCGCCCCACGGATTGTACTCATCTATCAGCCGATTAACTAAATCATCCGGCGCATTTGCAGACCATTTGCCATCAAGCTCTTCGAGGAAAACTCCATTTTTCTCAAGATGCAAAAACAAACCAAAACCTTTATCCTGAAAGTTAATCATAGAATGTTCCCTCTGAACATTGCCTGCGGTGCGCTGTTGTTCATCACACATGGCATATCAACGCGAGTGTTTGCCGGAAGCGCGGTGAATGAAGGTGCGCTGTCATTGTACCAATGCGTGATTGGATGCCCCTCATACGTGTTTGCTGACAGCCACATATCCGCCGCCGTTGTCCCTGTAGCCATGATAGCTGGAGCGCCATTTGAAATGGTGGCAATGCCGTATACGCCTTGACCAAGTTTTAAGTCACAAGTGATCGCTTTAGTGCCTGTGGTATCAACTGCGACAGTGCCAAGGTCAGCAAGTAAAGTAAAATTTGAGTCGTAAGTGTTGCCGTTTAGCGGCTGCCTGATCAAGTTGTAAATGCCGACTCGCATTGTGCTTCCACCTGCTGCTGCTGTGCGTATTACGTGTGCCAGCGTAGTCAGATGCACCGGAGCTTGTATGATGTGCGGAGTGATGTACAGCCTGTTAGCGGTCATTGTTATTTGGCCGCGAATACCATAAAAATTTGACGATAGCACGTAGTTCACTTGGTTAAGCATTCGACTGCCGAAAGACCGCGCGTCAGTTGGCACAAAAACAAGTTTATCGCCCGATGGAAAATCAATCTTTGCTGTTGTGCCTAATGAATTATTAAACACGTTTTGACGCACAAGCGTAGTCGATGCGCTTAAGTAACCTTCGCCGCTTTCCCAATTGCCGGAAGTGTCGCGGATCATGTACGGGAAAACATGATTAGTGCCGTAAAAGCCGTTGAATGTTATGTTGCCTGTGTTGAAGGTGCCTGACTGCGACCAAGCCCCAGCAAGCGTAAAACTGCCAGTGCCTGTGCTTGTGCTTGTCTCTGCAATGTTATTTGCGCTCATTAAGCCTGTCCCATTCTATCGACTCATAGCAATGGTTCTTTTGCCAAGGTCGAAACAGTGAATT